AACGTGCAGGTTTGACTAGGACCGTAGCGACAAATTCATTTCTATCTATAACTGCACCCGTGTTGTTTGTTTCGTCACAAACCACTCGGAAGTCTGTTATACCACGACGACCTTTGATGTCTCTCAAGAATGGCTCTACAACTCCAACGAATTCTGCTCTTGTGAACTCATCGTTGAATTCGAACATTACGTTTCGGGCTGCAATCGCGATTGCTCTTTCGATAGTCAAGAACAAACGACGTACGTTAATACGGTCGAATGCAGAAGGTCTTGCGAGTTTTGTTTTATCACCAAATAACAACAACCCTTGGCCAGGAATATTCGCAATCGGGTTTACACCGTTACGATATAGTACATCTCTCTGTGCTTTGTTTGGAGAGTACGAAATACCTGTCACACCAAGATACTGACCACGTCGTGGACCAGCTGGTGAGAACCATGTTGCAGCCGTTACATCGGTTGCGGCCATGATACCTGCGGTTGAAGAGTTAGCGGGAATAAAAATAAACTCATCGTTATATTTATCATAGACTTTAAGGAAGTTATTGTCAACTACTAAGTATGATGATGAGGTAAATGTTGCGGCCGTTGTAACTGCATTTGTATTAGCAGCTGTTGCCGTAACTCCTACGATATCACTTCTTGCGGGTGAAGCAATTACAACACAGTCTTTACGCTGACCTTGAGCAATGCTTACCATGTCATTAACAATTGTTGTTGTGTCAGTTCTTGAATTCATTTGAGGTGCAATCATAAGATCCACTTGAATTTGATCTTTGTCTTCAAATTTATCAAAGCCTGAAATGTAATCTCCTACGTCCATATTCGTAGACTCATCACCTGAATCTAAGTCATAGTCTTTAGCAACTATTAATGGATTAGAAATTTGATAATCTTTTCCAGTAGCTGTAGCTGTTCCAGCATTTGCAACTGTATAATCAGAATCAAATCCGGCCATCCAGATATATTCTGATTTTCTGTTGACAACGTCTCTTACAAAGTTTGTAGATCCGTCTGATGTTTTAGCGTCAGATGCTAACGATACAAATGGAAATGTTTCTAAAATAGTTCCCTTTGTTCCAGTAAACTTACCGCCTTTATCGACGATAGCAACGTGCAGTTCGTCATTAGACGCGTTAAGTCCTTCAGCATATCCTGAAGTTCCTGGAGGTGCATCAAAATTGTCTTTATGTGTCCAGTTATTATAAGCTGAATCAGCCGATTGATTTGGGCACAATGATACTGTTAAGCTGTTACCAAGTTCGCCTGGCCATTTAGCTATAAAAGTATGTTGGTCTGAATCAAATGCTGATAGGGAATTATCCCACGTGTCAGCGTCTTTGATCCTAACATTTTTTCCGTTTACTGCTTCGTTGTGGTTATAAGCGTTAAAGCCATCGCTATCGCCTAATACTCGAACTACTTGAAGAGCATTTGTGTACTTAAGAAAGTACGCTGCTGAATGATAGTCAACAGCATTTGCAGATGTAGGCGTCCCAAATGTTCCAGCTAACTCTGCTTCATTAGAAATAAGAGTTGCTTGGTCCACAGGGCCCCATCTGAAATTACCGACAAGAGCGCCAGTAGAAGAAGAAACCGCTGGCACCACACCAGATGCGTCGACCTCTCTTACCGTAATTGCCGGAGATTCTGAAAATGCCATGATTTTTTCCTCTCGAAAATTTAAATTATATGCGGGTCCATAATACGAAGTTTGTCAATTACTGTTATTTATAATATTTAAATATCTGGGGCATATTCTATAGCCCATTGCCTGCCTTCACGCTCTTCTTCATTAGGAATTGAAGATAGGCCGTCATCTATATAACCAAATGGTGGGAGATCGTCTTCTATTTCTTTCATTTTATGTTTAAACATCATTTCTTTTAAGTTAATATCCGTCATATCTGTAAAATATTGTGTAGAGATAAAATATCCTAACATAACAAAATTCATGACTAAGTCGTCATGATTACCAGTTGATGCTTCATATGATACACCTTTTGCAACAAACGTAGATATTTCTAATATAGTATCATCATCGCATATTTCTAGCTTATTATTTTCTAATATATCTTTAAATGACGAACAACCAAGTCTTTTTACTTTACGAGTCATTTCAATTCCAAGAGCATTTGCTTTAATAGCAGACTCAACATGCATATTCTCATATTCTAGATCATGGTAAAGACCATTTGTCACAAGAGACCCTTGATCATTTGACTCAATTACTACATATGCTTTGTTATAGGAATTCGCCCACTTATATATAATATTAGGGAAGAGTAATGGAGAGATAAGATTGTTGCGATAAACAGCAACCTGTTTAAAGGGTCTAGAGCTAATATCGATCAAATTAAATGTAGAATAATCCTGTCCTCTTCCTTTCGAAACATCTACTAGCATGATATATTCATGCTCATCATTAGTCTCTTCGTATATTTTAAGGTCACCGCCTTCTAAATAGCGGATAGGATTTTTTGCTCGAAGATTTAACAAAGTTTCGGCATTAATTAATGTATCACCGGTACCGAAAAATGTATTACCAAACTCTTGGTCAAATTGTAGCTGAGACGTATTTGCTACTGTCTGGATTTTCCAGTTCTCGTCACGTCCAGGCACATCCCACCAATCAACGCGAAAAGGTTTAAACTCGTTTATGCCTTGAGAAGCACCTTCCCAAATTTTATGAAATACATTACCAATACCATTCGCAGTAGATGTAATAATAATTTTAGTATTTGTACCAGATGAGATAACCGGATATGTCGACGTATAAAACTCAGCAGCATTTTCCACAAACGCAAACTCGTCTAAATACAATAACGACACAGACATACCTCGAATCGAGGAACCTGACGTTGCTGCCGCAACAATCCGCGAATTGTTTGAAAACTCAATCGAACCTTTGTTCAAAGCCTTACAGCCCGGCTGTAAGAAGAAAGGTAAATTTTCTAGCATAAGAGATATGCGTCCAAGCATTTCTCGAGCTGTCGCACCTTTATTGGCCATTACCGCAACAGTTTTTTCTGTATGAAACAGTGCATACCAAAGTAAATATGCAACAGAAGATATAGATTTACCGGACTGTCGACATGCTAATACTATATTAAAACGATTTGTGTCAAACGCATTAAACATTTTTTCTTGATAAGGATATAATTCAAAAGGAACTAATTCCTCATCAAGAGATATAATCTTACAATAAGTTGTGGCAAAGTGTGACGGATCTTTCATACAACGAGCGTACTCAAGAACTTCTTCATTTGTCCATTGAGTAACTATTCCGTCTCGTTTTACATTAGGATTACCTAAGTATGTGTCAGTCTTTTGGAGTAACATCAATCATTTCATCTTGTAGCATACGCTGTAAATCTGCGGTAGATCCAACAAAAACGTTATTGGTTGTTTGCCCTTGAGGCAAAGCCTTTTGTTCTTTTTGTTCAAAGTCTTTTTTCTTCTTATGCATATCCATAAGATTGCCATTAATATCTGATATGTTTTTCATCATATTAGATAAAACTTCAAAGGCACGAGGATGTTCAGTTGCTCTTGCAACCTCCATCATCTCCTCCATTGACTCAGATCCTTTTGCTAACAGATCATGATATATCTGTCGAGCATACTCAAAGTCATTATTAGCTGTGTTTGAATCCATCATAACGCACTGTCAATTCCTAATATATCTGTGTTAAATCCAAAGTCACTATCCGGACTTGCACTAGCCGGATTAGGTGTTACTGTTATTCTTTCTAAAGGAATGTCTGAATCATTTAGTCCAGCACCTTGATTCAATACATCTGTAATAGCAGAACGTATAATACCGCTAGTTGTTACTGGTCCGTGGAAGATAACATGCATGTCAAAATCCATAGTATAAACAATAGTACGACGTGATTCCATACTACCTTCGTATTCATCGCTTAATACAACACCAGTCAATATAATAGGTACATCCTCTTTTATTGTATCAAAATCATCAAACGGTTGAATTGTTAATGTATATTGTGGATTAAAATATGGTATAACCTGCTCTACTATTTGCAATGCATCGTCTTGATTTTTAGCATATGCGCTTAACTGAAAGCTTAGAATATATGGAACACCTTGTTGTATTTTATTTCTAGACAAAATAGAACCAGGTACAGGTTGAATTGTTTTGTTTACCTTTGGCAGCTGTCTTGCCGGATCGTATGATATATTTGTAATTTCAAAAGAAAGTCTAGGAAGTTTAATAGCAACTTTAGTATCGGTTTGAAGATCAGGAAATTCTCTGATTCTATCTAAGAATTTAGATCTTGGACCATATGATAATGGTACTTTTACTGTGCTAATAACTCCACCGCTCGAATCTTTACGAAGAACATATATGTCATTAAACATAGCGCCGAATGTGGCAACCGCTTTACGTATACGTTGATGATAATAATAATTGCCAAACATTATTCAGGATCTCCAAATGGATTAGTTTCACTAAAGTCTATAAAATCCAATCCGTCAAAATCATTATTTTGCTCATTTGCGCTTAGTTGATTGTCTTCGGTGAATGATGAAATTGTACCGCTAGCATTTGATTCTTGACCAGTAATTACTCTACCTGTTGATGGTAAATGAAACTTACCATCATTTCCACCTAGATGTATAACAGAAAGAGTATTAATATCTGATACCCATTTAGATACTTCAGCACCTAATATTGTACCATCTAATAGAGTCTGCTCAACACGCTCACCTACTTCAAATGTACCAGATATTCCTGATAACACCATATCAAATTCGTAAGCATTGTTTTGTTCTATTCCGTCAATCGATGCTACATCAGTATCAAGATCTTCGCCAGAATATTCAAATAGCTGACAACGCATTTTAAATGTTGGCAAATTAGATAGCTGATAGAATGGCTGTTCGTGTTCAACGTGCATGACTTCAAATAAAGAGTTAGACAATGGAAGGAATATTAGATCTCCCTCTCTTGGTCTTGCGCCTTCTATTTGGTTATCAACGCGACCAACCGTAGTATTCCAACGTTTGCGAGCGACGATAAAAGTAGCTTCATCTCGTATCTCAACACCGAACTTAGAGAATAAATCTCCTTCTCCTTCAAATCCTTCTGTGTTTTCAATGTACATCTCAATCTTGTAAGAGTTGCTAAATTTAGATGGAACATCTTCTCCAAATACCCTATTTTCATTTACAATAGTTCGCGGAAGATAATAGACATCTTGTCCGAACATCTTTAACGATTCTATAATAATATTCTCATATAGATTTTGCTCTGATCGAACTTTATCAGAGAAGTATATATTGCGCGCCATATTAACCTACAAAAAAGTTAGGGGGAAGTTCATGTTCTAATCTAATTCGTTCTCTGAGTTGTGTTATTTCTCCTAATGCATCTTCAAATATTTGCCGACCATTTAATGTAACACCGCCTGGCAATTGCATTCCTTCAAACTTAATTAGGTTTGCACCCCATTGTTGTTTAATAAGAGCAGTTCCGTATTCCTTTAACCACATATCATCATACACGCTTGTGAAAGTATCTGGATCTACTATTTGATATATCTCCGCAACCACGAAATCTCCTACTTTTATTTCTTTTTCAGCAAAAGAACCATGTATATAAAGTCTATCTTGTCGTCTAGCAAATTCTACTTGCGGATGTCCATTTAACTTCATATCTAATAGAGATAGATATTGCTGTAATTGTTCGTAGTAAGCCAAGTCACCTGCAAAGTTTTGCATATCAGCAATATCATTTAACATCAATTGATATTTTATATCAAAGAAATTACGTGAAGATCCAAATGAAGAATTAATGGGTAATAATCTAGATACATATATAATATCAGATGAGATAGGAATGTAACCATTATCTACATCAGTCTGAGTTACCTGGTGCTTAAGATAAGTTTTAATGGTTGCATCTGAATGAAATTCTTGATACACTTGCAGGGCATCGTCTACACGTTCTTCTAGCTGATCGTCATCCACGTTTATTTCAATAACTGGATCGCCAAGTCTACGAAGACAATAATCGATGAATCCTTGTCTTGATGCTGGAGCTGCCATATTAAGTCCTTTTAAAGAATTTGTATCTATTTATATAATAAAGGTTTACAATATTTATGAAGTATGGTATAATACAATAATGAAAGGAGCTATATGACACAACTTGAAGGATTTATAGAAAAAGGTTGGGGCCATGAGTTTATCTGGGCAACTAATGACAAGTACTGTGGAAAGTTTTTGCAGTTTAATAAAGGTGCAAAGTTTTCTATGCACTTTCATAAAGACAAAGATAAGACTTGGTATGTGATGAGTGGCGTGTTTGATGTACTGGTTATCAATACAGCAGATGCATCTGTTGAACGTAAAAGATTAGAAGCAGGTGGAGTTCACAGAAACGAGCCTTTAGTTCCTCATCAAGTTATCTGTATTGAAGAGGGTACATTATTAGAGGTATCTACACCAGATTCAGTTGAAGATAATTATAGAGTCTCTATGGGCGACTCTCAAAGAGAAAAGAAACGTAAAGCATGATAACTTGGGGTATGTCAAAGAATGGACATGATTGGGCCATTGCTATATTTAAGGATAAAGAACTTATCAGGATTGTATCTGGTAAAGGGCGTAAGCATACACTGAAAAATGTTAGAGATGCCAAACAAGAAGGCGAACCAGATTTAGTCGTATGGTACGAAAATCCATATCTTAAAGCTATTAGACAATTTTTAGCCGGACAAAAGAAACCGTTTCGCAGAAATAATATTACTCGTTATTTACGTGATATACAAATTAATTGTAAATGGACTTATGTTGGCCATCATGAATCACATGCTGCAGCTTTTTATAAAAGCGGATTTGAAGATGCAACAGTAGTTGTCTTTGATAGTATAGGAGAATTTGATTGTACTACGATATGGAAAGCAGAGAACGGTAAACTTAAAAAGCTAAAGTCTTCAAAATATCCTCATAGCCTAGGATTATTTTATTCTGCTATGACAGATCGTGTAGGATTAAAGCCGCAGCAAGATGAAGCAAAGTTTGAAGAACTGTCACATTCATTTACACCATTTTCTTTACTAAGAACCCATATTGAAATCGATATAATAAAAAAATGGGAACCTATGCCTAAATTTAAAATAAACTTTCATCGTGGTGCACGAGGAATGTGGTGGGGTAAAGGTAATAAAGAGATAGCAAGTGCAACAAGAGGAATATTTGAGCAGTGTGTAACTTACATATTAAGATATGCAAGGGAAATTACAACTAGTAAAAATCTAGTTATAAGCGGAGGCGTTGCTTTTAACAAGTCAATGCCAAAGCTTGTTGGTAAAACATGGGATAACTTATACATTCCGCCAAACCCAAGTGACACTGGTTCAGCAGAAGGAGCAGTGTTAGCTTATCTCAGGAAATAAGCATTCGTCTATATATTTCCTAACCACATCAGGAGCCACACCCATATTTTCCATTACTCTTGGAGTATGTGGATT